AACCACACTTACGATGTCATCGGTGCTTATGTTCCTACTAAGGAGATGGGCGGTGGTAGTGGTCTTAAGTATGCCGCTTCTACTATCATTTATCTCAGTAAGAAAAAGGAAAAAGATGGAACAGAAGTCATTGGAAACATTATCAAGGCAAAGACTGCTAAGTCGCGTTTAAGTAAAGAGAATCAAGATGTTGAAGTTCGTCTTTACTATGATGAACGTGGTCTTGATCGCTATTATGGTCTTCTAGAACTTGGTGAGCAGGCAGGAATGTGGAAGAATGTCGCTGGACGTTATGAGATTAATGGTAAAAAACTTTATGCAAAAGAAATCTTAAAAAATCCAGATCAATATTTCACCGAAGAAGTAATGCAGCAACTTGATGCTGCCGCGAAACAACAATTCTCTTATGGAACGAATTGAGACAACTATTCTCAGAAATTTAGTATTTAATGAAGATTACTCGCGTAAGGTCATACCTTTCATTCAACCAGATTATTTTGAGCAAAAGGCAGAAAAGGTCATTTTTGAGGAGATTGTTCAATTCATTGTTAAATATGGTTCAGCAATCACCATTGAAGCACTCAATATTGAGGTAGAGAATCGCACTGACCTAAATGAAACAGAGGTCAAAGAGATACGGGAAATTAATTCTTCTTTGAATGATTCCATAGTAGATAAGCAGTGGATTCTTGATACAACTGAAAAGTGGTGTCGTGATCGTGCCATTTACTTAGCACTTATGGAATCTATTCATATTGCTGATGGTAATGATGGGAAGAAAAATCGTGATGCCATTCCAAGTATTCTTTCAGATGCCCTAGCGGTATCATTTGATAATAATATTGGACACGATTATCTTCAAAATTATGGAGAGCGATATGAATTTTACCACCGCAAAGAAGATAAGATTGAGTTTGACCTGGAATATTTCAACAAAATCACGAAAGGTGGTTTACCTAACAAGACTCTCAATATTGCTCTCGCTGGAACGGGTGTTGGGAAATCATTGTTCATGTGTCACGTGGCTAGCGCCGCGCTGTTACAGGGTCGGAACGTTCTCTATATCACTCTTGAAATGGCGGAAGAGCGAATTGCAGAAAGAATTGATGCGAACCTTCTCAATGTACCGATTCAGCAATTGGTTGATCTCCCACGTTCGACATTCGAGAACAAAGTAAATAGTATTGCGAAGAAAACACAAGGTTCTCTTGTAATTAAAGAGTATCCCACTGCTTCTGCACACTCAGGACATTTCAAGGCACTTCTCAATGAACTTGCTCTTAAGAAATCATTCCGACCTGATATTATTTTCATCGATTACCTTAATATTTGTGCTTCCAGTAGGCATAAGGCAAACAGTTCTATCAATTCTTATTCATATATCAAGTCAATTGCAGAAGAACTTCGCGGTTTGGCGGTGGAATTCAATGTTCCCATTGTCTCTGCTACCCAGACTACCCGCAGTGGTTATGGGAACTCTGATGTTGAACTTACTGATACTAGTGAGTCCTTTGGTCTCCCTGCTACTGCTGATCTTATGTTTGCCCTTATTAGCACTGAAGAGTTGGAGGGGTTGGGACAGATTATGGTGAAGCAGTTGAAGAACCGATACAATGATCCCACAATCTTTAAGCGTTTCATTGTGGGTATTGACCGTGCTAAAATGAGATTGTATGATTGTGAACAGTCTGCACAAAAAGATATACTTGACTCTGGAAACGAAGACGAGTATAATGATTACGAAGACAAGAAACCTAAAAAGTCATTTGAAGGATTTAAATTTTAATGGAAACCGCTAAACACGTTAATTTTGATAAGTATGCTGAGTTTGTCGATGCCGTAACTTCTGATGCATCGAAGGACTTTCTTGCCCTTTCCGACCGTCTAGTTGCTCTGGATGAAAAGGGTGCTAATATTGAACGTCTTCTGACCGCCTCTGTTGGTATTAATGCCGAAGGTGGTGAGTTTATGGAAATCGTCAAGAAGATGATCTTTCAAGGCAAACCTTATAATGAGGACAACCGTGAGCACCTAATTATTGAACTGGGTGATATTATGTGGTATGTTGCTCAGGCTTGTATGGCACTGGATACTACACTTGATGATGTAGTTGCTCGCAATGTTCAAAAACTTCTGAAGCGTTATCCTGAGGGTGCTTTTGATGTCTATTTCTCCGAAAACCGTGCCGTTGATGATCGATGAAAAAGGTTACTCTCAAAATGGATTTTGGAACTGCCAATGCTGTGCGAGAGGCAGTTTATCAAGCTCAACAAGGATATAGTAAAGAATATCCTCCAATCAGGATTGTAAATCTTAGAGAAGTTTTGCAAATTCTTGATGATCAAATTGAGGATATTGATATTATTAACTAAATACTTGACCCTTCGGGGTTCTCGGGGAATTAGCTCAGTTGGTAGAGTGCCTGCTTTGCAAGCAGGATGTCAGCGGTTCGAGTCCGCTATTCTCCACTTTGCCCAAATGGCGGAATTGGTAGACGCGCAGGGTTTAGGTTCCTGTAGATTTATCTGTGGAGGTTCAAGTCCTCTTTTGGGCACTAAATATTTTAAAAAATGGCAAGTTCTGGTATTCTAAACTTCCAGAGAAACTGGCAAGGGAGTGATCACCAAACTACTGTAAAAAAGACTGTTAGCGTTTTCATTAAAAATGATAACGATGATTTTGAATCTGCGGGAGCATTATCACCAGGAACAGAAGTTACTTACATCGACTCATTAACTCAGGATCATTTGCGAGCAGCGTTTAGAACTGCTGATGGTACTGTTTATTATGGAAATGTTGATTATTTTGTTAAACCAAAAACTAGAGAATCTCAATTGCCACCATTAGGTCCAACAAGTTTTGGATTATCAAACAGAACATTTTTTTCTAGTGTTTCTTATTATAATAGTCTAGTTTCTTCATTAAATTCAAGAAGTGATATTGGTGGAGAATTATTTGATTATCTTTTTGAATTATTAGATTATGTTGATAATGGTGCTGGTGATTATACGGGCATAAAAATGGATACATTTCCTTGGGGTCAAATTCAAAACTATTATGCAGAAGTCATTGGACCAATTGCCTGCATTAAAAGAGGAATATTGAATAACATTATTAATACAGCAGGAATAGGTAATGCCACAATTTATATGCCACCAGATAGTGAGAGACTATATGACTATAAGTTAATTGTTGGTAATGATGAATATTTAATATCTGCCAAATCTGCAAAAGGTGTATCTAACCAAGTTAAACCTCAATTTGTAACTGCTGCCGCAAATGCAAGTGGTAAATTGGGATCTTTGGCAACTACAAAAGAATATCAACTTTTAAATATTTTGGGATCTGAAACTGTTATTTCTGGCGCATTGAAAGGATGGAGTTTAATTCATCCAGATGAAATGTCTACACAGGCTGCACAATCAATAGTTTCAGTTTACAGAGGTGGAAATCATGGTGCTAAGATTCCTAATGAGGAAATATTGAAACCATTTACTGATAAGTATTTTCCTTCTAGAAAAAATCTTACTGTTGGAGAAGTCAGATATAAATGTGAACAATTGATAGAAGGGTGGTCAAAAAATGGACCACAAAATGGGGTGTTGAAACAAATATTTGAAATTTATTTGAACCAATCCAGAGTGATCTATGTTAAACTGGACTTGAATAAAAGATCTGGAACTCCAACATTCAGCGCATCTGCTGGTGGTGGAGCAACACTATTAAGAAATTTATATTTAAGAAGTTCGAACTATGCAACAAGAACAGCAGATAGAATTGGTTTCCAGGTAAGTTAAATGAATAATCAACTCAAACCATTAATTAAAAATTTCAAAGGTAAAGATTTTAAAGACTTTGCTTTATATGTTTACTCTACATTGCAAAAAGAAATTGATTCAAAGAAGAAAAAACAGGACAAAGATAAATATATAAAGATTAGACAAAGTGTCTTAAACTACATTATTGCAAACGAACGAGCAATATCAGTTGAACTTAATAAGAAAAGTAAGTAATGAAAAATTTTTTCCAGTTTTTAACCGAAACAACTGCTACCCAACAAGCAGCAAGACTTGGGTTGCAGGGGGATGGTCATGGTGGTTGGTATAAGGATGGGGAGTTTGTTGCAAAGACTGAAAAAGGTAGATTAAAATTTTATAATAAGCGTCAAGGAATTGGTAAAGATCCTGCTCAGACAGAGACTGAAAAGAATATCTCAGATCCAAATTTCGTAGATCCTGCATTGCAGCAACAGCAGGCACCTGCTCCTCAACCAGTTGCTCAGGAAGCACCACCTGTTAATTTCCTTCCTGTTGAAAAGACAAAGGGAACATTGACGATTGCATTTGGTCGTTTCAATCCTCCACATTTGGGACATCTTCAACTGATGGATACTGCTGCTGCATCAGCAGAACAAGAAGGTAGTGATTATATGATTGTTCCTTCTCGCAGTCAGGATAAGAAAAAGAATCCACTTGATCCTGATACGAAAGTGTCACTTATGAGATCTATGTTTCCACAACATAGTGAGAGGATTATGAATGATGCAAGCACTAGAACTATCTTTGATGTTCTGAAAAAAGCACATAATGATGGATATACGAATGTGAGAATCGTTGGTGGTGCTGATAGGGTAAATGAGTTTAATAAACTTGCCAACAATTATAATGGTAATCTTTATGCCTTTGATAATATTGATGTAGTTTCTGCTGGCGACCGTGATCCAGACTCTGAGGGTGTTGAAGGTCTTTCTGCATCAAGAATGCGACTTGCTGCTGCGGAAGGAGACTTTAAGACTTTTCGTTTGGGAATGCCTCCCGAAATGAGACCAAAAGATGCGAGAGCAGTTTTTGATACTGTTCGTGCCGCAATGGGTATTCAAGATCAAGTTGCAGAAGTTTGGCAGATTGCTCCTAAGTTTGATCAAAGAACTCTTCGTGAAAATTATTTGAGTGAGGCGATCTTTAAGATTGGTCAGTTGGTAGAGAACCTTAATACTGGTTTGGTTGGAAGAATTATCCGTAGAGGAACTAATTATCTGATTTGTGTTACTGAAGATCACATTATGTTCAAGTCTTGGATTAAAGATGTAATGGAATATACTGAGGTTAAAATGGATAGAATGTATAGAACTCCAGGAAAACCAAATACGCTTGCAGGAACAAAGGGATATTTGAGATATGCTGCTAAGCAAACTTCTGGTTCTGAATCGGGAAAAGAAAATCTTCAATCTGGTGGTAAGACATTTTTTGATTTCATAAATAATTGTAGAAAAAGTAAGTAATCAATCTTTCCCCAATGAATAATAATATTTTTGAGGAACTCCCATCAAGAAAAGGTGGTGAAGCAAAACCTGGTGCAGATGCCGCTGCTGGAATTGAAAAGAAAGCAAGGCAACTTGTTTATGATTCTCGTTATGAAGTTAAAAAAATGTTGGCGGGTAAGAGAGCAGATCCTGCATCTCAGGAAAGAATGGTTCTTGGAAGAATCGCCAAATCAACTGCAATCCCTGCCGTAAAAACGAGAGCAAGACAAATGGTTTCTAAGAAAGCTGCTGTTGCAGAAGATTTTGTTTCTATGATGGAAGATGCTGCTGCAATTAATGTTGCAAAAGCAATGTTTAAAGTCTTTGTTGAGGGTGTTGATGAAGTAATTCCAGATTACTTAGAGGAACTTCATGGATTAGACGACAAGAAATATAAGATCAGAGTTACAGATCCTAAGACTGGAAACTCTTATGTAAGATATGGAACTCGTGAAAAGATCACTCAACTTAGAGCAAA